ATGATCATCCAGAACATCATATTGCACAGTCAGTGAAAGATCATGACGGTGCTTTACATAAAGAAATTTTAGCACGTAGTAAAAATTTTCGACACATGGTTGACGTAGGAGGCAATGTAGGACGTTGGGCCATACAATATGCTCCGCACTTTGATACTGTCACAGCATTCGAACCTGCACACTACAATATTGAATGTTTCAAAAAGAACTGTGAAAATTTACAAAATGTTAACCTAATCGAACATGGCTTGTCTGACAAAAATACTAGCGGAGTGTTAGATGTCAAAGTACCTAATCATCTGGGTTCGACCATGGTTGTAGAAAGATATAAAGGTGATATAAAATTATGTCCAATGGATGAAATGCAGTTGACTAACGTGGATGTTCTAAAAATTGATGTTGAAGGAGCAGAATTACAAGTGCTTCACGGTGCAAAAAATACTATTGACTCTTCGTCGCCTTTGATATGTTTGGAACGCTGTGTGTTCAATCAAGGCAATGATGGCAAACAGGCAATCAATACCTGGTTGGAAGGCCTAGGTTATACTAGAGTCTATAAAATTACCAGAGACTGCATCTATCAAAGATTATGAAAATCCTAGTAACAGGATCTCTTGGATTTGTAGGTTCTCACCTTGCCAAACGATACCATGCAAAAGGTCACCGAGTAGTTGGCATAGACAATGGTGTTGGTGGCTATGATGATAATCTTACCGAAGTTCAAACATTAAGAATTGATTGCTGTGATCAATCTGCATTGGATCAACTGTTTGCACGTGAAAAATTTGATATTGTTATTCATGCGGCCTGTACAGCGTATGAAGGACTCAGTGTTGTGTCTCCTGTACTAGTTACAAGAAACACGTACGATGCAACTGTGAATGTGTTAACAGCGTCAATCAAACACAATGTAAAACGATTTGTGTATATGAGTTCAATGGCACGGTATGGCAAACAACAGCCGCCATTCACAGAAGACATGAAGCCTGCTCCTGAAGATCCATATGGCATTGCTAAAGTGGCAGCCGAGGACACTGTGAAATGTTTGTGCGAAGTAAACAACATAGACTGGAGCATTGTGGTGCCTCACAACATTTATGGCCCTAATCAAGTTTATGATGATCCTTTTAGAAATGTTGTATCAATATTTTTACATAGAAACTTGCAAGGCAAACCTTGTATAATATATGGAGATGGTGAACAAAAACGTTGTTTTTCTTACATAGATGACACACTGCAAATTTTTGATAGAATTGTTTTTGACAAAGAAGCAGTTGGTCAAATATTTAATTTAGGTCCCGATGAAGATTATATTTCTATTAACGAACTCGCAGATCTCACAGCAAATGCAACTGGTTACAATGGTGTACACCAGTACATGCCAGGAAGGCCAAAAGAAGTAAAGTATGCAACATGTTCATCAAATAAAATTAGAGAATATTTTAATTACAAAACAGAGGTACAAATCAAAGACGGCATAACGCAGACTTTGGATTATATTAGAAATCGTGGCATAAGGAAATTTAATTATTCTTTGCCGATAGAAATTGAAAATGAACACACACCAGAAACATGGACCAAGAAACTAATATAGTAATTTGTTGCCCAAGTCGAGGCAGGCCAGACTATGCTAAACGCATGGAACAATCTGCCTACGCCACTGCAAAATGGCCTAATCAAATAAAGGTAAAATTTTATCTAAATGAAGATGATCCAACACTCAAGCAGTACAAAGTTTTTGATGCAGACATTGGTATAGATAGAAGCACTGTTATGAGTTGGAATATGTTAGCCGAAAGCGAAAACAGCAAGATGTACATGCTGTGCGGGGATGATGCAGAATTTATTACACCAGGCTGGGATGAAATATTTCTTAAACAATATGAGAAATATCCGGATGGTATTTTTATGATTGGCACTGCTACAGGCAAAAAACATGGATTGACACATCGCACATCACCGCATCCTGTCATTACAAAAGAATGGCGCAATGCTTTGGGATATCATTTTCCGCCACAGTTTCATCATTGGTACTTAGATGCATACACCAACGATCTTGCAAATGCTGTGAATAGATATATTTTTATGGAAGATGTAATGATCAAAGTAAAAAAAATTACACAAGACGACACTGCTAAACGCATACGAACCAGTGCTGTGCATCAAAGAGATACTTGGGTATATAATAAAACTAAACAGTGTTACTTTGATTATGATGTCAGTAAACTTCGAAAGGCAATGAAATGAATCTAGCAGTGTTCGGCGATAGTTGGCCAATTGGCACAGAACTGCAACCAGGCGAGATCCCGTTCGGCGATCTTTTACATGTGAAATTGGAAACTGAAAATTTTTACAATGAAGCGGAACAAGGCTCGAGCATCGACTCTTTAATTTTACAATTGGACAACTTTGCAAAACGTAAAATACAAAATTGTATTTGTGTATTTTTTATAACGAATCCTACAAGATTTTTACATTTTCAAAACGGACAAAAACAGATTCTTAGACCAACCGGAGACAAAAGTGCATTGAATAGATTTTATTTCTTAGACGTACAGTCAGATGAATTGGATTATCATAGGGCAAATGTATCCATACTAGCAGTGCAAAGAATGTGCCAACAATTGGGTTACCAAGATTATTACATAGAAGGTTGGACCAACATAGATTGGAAATATGAAGGCATAGACAAAACAAAATTTATTCCACAAAGTGCTACTGAGATGTTTGGAGCCGACACAAATACAAAAACATTAGAACTTACAAAATTTCAAGACAATGAATACATTAGGCCAAACAAGTATCATCCTAATCAAAAAGGTCACAGTCTTATAGCAGAAAAACTTTTTAAGTTTATTAGATAAATTCGTTTATGCAACGTCCACGTAGACGTTCATATTTCCTACGACCTACTGGCCCGCCTCTCATAGATTTACTCAATCCGTAGGCGTGACAAAAATAGCCAGTCATACTCATTTTTTCGTTGAAGCGATAATTCATATATTTGGTTGGTACATTACTGTCCAGCATTGTGCGGATCAGTATCCTACTGTCATCATCATTCCAACTCTTGTAGTCGCAGAACGGCCTCATTGTTTTTGCAGAAGATTCATTTATCATAAACACACCTGCATTAAATCGTCTCGAGGCTAGTGTCTGCGGATCGTACTTTTCCAGAATAGTATTTTGTTTTTCCAACTGATGCCATTGAAGTTCTTTCTGTTCTGCCCGAACACTGTGTACCGGTTTAAAACTGTCAGTGTCAGGGTACATTTCGAAACAGTTTGGAGCATCAGACCAAATGACGACATCAGTGTCCAGATACAACACATTATTATATTTGCTCCACCAGTCATCGTTGAGAATTAGGTCCAGTCTTTCGAAGGTTGGGTGTGTATGATTTACTCTTGCTTCGGTAATCAATTGATAATCAACTCCGCATTTTTCAGCATATTTTTTTACAGAGAATGTAGAATAATGAAACAATTCATCTACATGGTTAATTTTATTGAAATCTGGTTGCACGTAATTGTCTGGTTTCACAAAATACTGTACAATACAATCCATTCCATATATAATTATTGTAATGAAAAAAGTAGCATTCGTAACCGGCGTGACCGGACAAGATGGCCCATATCTATCTAAGCATCTGTTGGAAAATGATTACAAGGTTTATGGTCTAATAAAACGATATTCTAATCCTAACCTGGAAAATTTAAGATATCTCGGCATTGAAAATGATATTGAATTATTAACTGGAGATATCACTGACAGTTCAGCAATGAACCATTTAGCAAAAACACTGAAGCCAAATGAATTTTACAACTTAGCGGCACAGAGTTTTGTGAAAGCAAGTTGGGATTTGACCATGGTCACAACAGAAGCAAACTCTCTAGGTGTGCTGAATATACTGACAGCACTCAAAGAAAATTCACCCAATACAAAATTTTATCAAGCAAGTACATCTGAACTGTATGGCAACAGTTCTGTAAATGGTAAGCAAGATGAAGAGACTCCTTTCAAACCAAGATCGCCATATGCTATTTCAAAATTATATGCATATTGGATGACTGTGAACTTTAGAGAAAGTTATTCTATGTATACATCTAACGGTATACTTTTTAATCATGAGTCACCGTTACGAGGCAAAGAATTTGTCACAAGAAAAATTACTGACGGGGTAGCAAGAATAAAACTTGGACTGGAAGACAAAATACTGTTAGGCAATCTTGATGCCAAACGTGATTGGGGATTTGCAGGAGATTATGTAAAAGCAATGCACCAGATGTTACAACAGGATGAACCAGATGATTATGTGATATGCACTGGCATACAGAACAGCATTAGAGATTTGTGTGATATAGCATTTAACCATGCTGGTATATCTGATTGGCAAAACAAAGTAGAGTCGGATCCTAGATTCAAAAGACCAGCAGAACTTCATAGTCTGCATGGATCCAGTGCAAAAGCACAAAAAAAATTAGGCTGGACTCCTACCATGACCTTTGAAGATATGATCAAAAATATGGTTGATGAAGATATAAAAAGGCTCAGTTAATGCAAACTTTTAGTGTGGTCACAACTTGGGGAGAACAACACTGGGACCTCTATGCTAAACGTTCAGTGCAAAGTATCATAGACAACTGGCCCGAAGATACACAAAAGTTTTTTTATCCTGACAACATTAGTCAACAGATTGAAGCAGAAAATACATCATACTTTAGTTTAAAAGAAGTGCAACCAACCTTTGCAGATTTTGCAGAACGACACAAAAACAGTGTGTTAGTAAAAACTAAGATGGCAGAAGCTACCGATAACAAATTTGTGTTTGATGTTGTAAGATTTGCACACAAAGTTTATGCTGTTATTGATGCGGCTGAAAGAGCAAACACAGAACAATTGATTTGGATAGACGCTGATACAGTGACATATAAAACTATACCACAAGAATGGTTAGATCATATTGCGCCATTGAACAAATTTACAACTTTTATAGGCAGACCAAAAAAAGGATATTCTGAATGTGGATTTGTATCTTATAATTTGGCTTCATTACACGCACAAGAATTTTTTGCAAGATGGAAAGATTATTATGAATCAGACAAGTGGAACACACTGAAAGGATTTACTGATTGTCATACCTATGATGCTGTAAGAACACAAATGGTCACTGAAGGAAAAATTAGTGACAACGATTTGAATGATGGAAGATTTTTAGGGTATCGTGGATCCAAACATCCTTTTGTAAATTCAGAGCTAGGTGATTATATGGATCATCTCAAAGGCGAGCGTAAAGATATTAAAAACTCCAGCAAAGACATGAAAGTAAAAAGAAATCACGATCACTGGCAATGAAAATTGCAATATTTCCAGATACATGTGCCAGAGCCGGCAAGCCTGTAATGAAAGCATTTATAGAATCTTTGCAACGCGAAAATATAATAATTTGTAAAAATAATGAAAGACCAGACTGTGATGTAGTTGTCATGTGGTCATGGCTATTAGGTATGTATGGTAGAGACTCTATATACAATCATTACAAAAATAAAGCAAAATTTCTTATTCTAGAAGTTGGCGGATTAAAACGTAATCATGCATGGCGGATTGGTATAGGTGGTATTAACAGAGACGCTGAATTTGCCAACGAACAGGTTGATGATCAAAGACTGTCGTTGTTTAACTTAGAGCCATATGGTTGGCATAGAGGCGAAGGTGAGCACATTGTCATATGCACACAAAATCCAAAATCAATCGCTTGGGATCAAGGTTCGATTGAACAGTGGTGCGAACAACAGATCAAATGGATTCGATCGTACACTGATAAAAAAATACTATTGCGACCGCATCCTAGGGCCTCAGTCAATCTAAACAGATTAGTATCTGACAGTGTAGGGATATCTGTGCCTAGGTTTATAGGAGAGAATGACGATGTCGACTTTGATAAACTGTTGGCAAGGGCAGACTGTGTTGTAAATTATAACAGTAACCCAGCAATAGAATCTGTGTTGGCGGGCATACCTGTATACGTTGATGAATCAAGTTTGTGCAGGCCTGTTGGCAATGCTATTGGTTCTGAAATGACACATGCAAGACCTGATCGATCAGAATGGTGCAAACAGATAAGTTACTGTGAGTGGTTTGTGGAAGAGATACAACAAGGTTTGCCATGGAAGAGGTTAAGAGAAAAATTATGAAAAATTTTGTTTGTGTATGTACTGGTGACAAATATGGTTTAGAATATGTTGATAAACTTTACAACATGGTTATGCGTCATTCTACAGATGTAAAGTTTCACGTCATTACAGATAGTAAAAAAGAATGGCACGAAAATATACACCAAATTATTGTCACGCCTTTGTATCAAACTTGGTGGAATAAAGTTCATATGTTCCGCAATGACATAGGTTTAGAAGGCCAAGTGCTGTTTATGGATTTGGATGTTGTGATCATACGAAACATAGATCATCTGTGGGACTTTGATGGTGATAACTTTGTTATTATTCAAGACTTCAACAGATGCAGAATAAAAAATTATCATGTGCGTAATTCATCAGTAATGAAATTTGTTGCTGGGAAAGAAGACCATGTATGGAATAAATTTAAAGAAGATCCGTTTGGTATTATTAAAAAATATAGAGGCGACCAAGATTATCTAACAGCACTGTACAGAGATGGAAGAATTTGGCCTCATAATTGGGTTATGTCTTACAAATGGGAAATTGGGTTAGAAGAAGGAGAAAAACGCAACAGTCCACATGATAAATTTGTCACTGAAAGAATAACAAAAGAAAAAGTTATTACAATTAAAAATGGCGAAAAAATTGAAACAGAAAGAATTAAAAAATTTAATCTACCTGATGACTGTGCAGTAATGGTGTTCCATGGCAAACCAAATCCTGCTCAAATCACTAATGATCCATTGGTGTTGGAAAATTGGAGATAATTAACAACATGTCACTCTTCGAATTTGATGATTATGGAATAGAGCATCCAACTATACCAACAGCAGAAGCATACATTACCAATGTAGAAGACTCGTATGCTATTACTCCGTTAAACGAATACGTAGATAAAAGACGTGTGATAATGATCGGTATCCCGGGAGCATTTACTCCTACATGCACAGAGAAACATTTGCCGGGATTTCTTGAGTCAGAAGATAAATTTTATGCTAAAGGCGTAGATGAAATTATGTGTCTTAGTGTTAATGATGTACACGTCATGACTGCATTTGATGATTACATAAATTCAGAAGGTGGTCAAATTACTATGGTTGCTGATCCGCATGGTAACATTGCCAAGCAACTAAATCTTTTAGTAGAAAAAAATCATTTAGGAATGCGTATGCAAAGATTTGTTGCAATATGTAAAGATGGAAAAATTATCAAAATGCTTGTAGATGAAAAAGGTTTAGATGTTTCTTCTGCAGAAAACTGTTTGAGGTTGCTATGACAGTATCCACTTACGAAGGCGAAGAAATAATTGCAAGTATTGTAATCAAGCAAGGCGAAAAACATTTCAACAAAGTTTGGATGCCAAGAACTGTTTTCAATGATCCACAAAACAAACACGCATATATTTTAGGTAATGGTGAATCAAGAAAAACATTAGATCTATATGCATTACCACAAGACACGTATGGTTGCAATGCTTTATACAGAGATTATACACCAGACTTTTTGGTTGCTGTGGATAGAAAAATTTACAAGGAGATTATAGACAGTGAGTATGAACAAAATAATATTGTGTATACCAACCATGGCAATCTAACAAAAATTGGGGGCGATTCACATCTTATTCCAGCAAATCCACATCAGGGAGCAGGCCCTACTGCAATGCACATTGCTATACATGATGGGCATACCAATTTGATATGTATAGGATTTGACTGTGGTCGAGACGGGCCCAATAACAATGTGTACAAAGATACAAATGGTTATAATACGTCAGATACAGTGGTGCATCAAACAGTGTGGGCATCACAAATACATGGTATAATGAAGGCCAATCCAGCCATCACATTCACCTACGTAGAAGGCGATTTGCCATCATATTTCTTTGATCTTGACAACTGCAAAGCAATATCATACACTCAATTAAGTACACATATAAATACTAGAAATGAGCAAACTACCTGAATCAGTAAAAATAGGTTGGAAAGACGTCCGAATTGAAAAGGTTAAAACATCTTTCTTAAAAAATAATTCTGACTACTGGGGACAATATGTTGCCCGTGAGAGTAAAATTGAAATACAAGAGGAAGCACAAGGTGTTGATATTGCCAACACACTACTGCATGAAATCATACATGCAATTGTGTATCATTCATCTATGAACGCAGAAGGTGGCCCACTCAAAGACGGTGACGATGAAGAACAAGTAGTGAACTCCATGACCAATTGGTTAATGGGTGTATTCAAAGACAATCCATGGTTATTAGACACTCTTAAAGAAACTATACATCCAAAAAACTCCAAGAAATAAAGACTTTTTGACGGTTGACTAATCTTTGGTTATACCATATAATAAAGGTAATAAGAAACACAACAAGAGGTAACAACAAAATGACAACAAACGCACAAAAAGTATTAGAACTAATTAAAGACAAACTATGTGATCAAGGAACAACAACTTATCAAGGTAGATCAGGCACATACAAATATGTAGAAGGTAGAACAACTTCTGAAGGCACAATTAACGGTGTGGTACAGAAACTACATTCTGAAGGATACCTTAAAACTGCAGGATCGTTCAAAATTCTAGAAGACGGCACTGTGCGAAGATTTACAGGTATTGCTACAAAGACATCCGGAGCAATTACAAAAGAAGTGCAAATGAATGCACAAACACAGGAAGACACTCCTGCAGAAGTAAGCACTGATACACAAGAATCAATTGCAATCTAAGTTAAAATCACTTAGAATATCTAATGTAAAGAAAACACTTTTGATTGTCGAGTCTAAATGGGCTCGGCAGTTTTGGAGGAAAATACTTGCCGCATTGTACAATACAAATTAAAGATGAAGTCAACGTAAAACTAGAAGGATTAGATCTAGTCACTAGACGTAAACTGACAAACAAATTCAAATATGAAATACCAGGTGCAAGATTCATGCCTGCTGTCAAACTTGGCAGATGGGACGGCACTGTATCATTTTTTACACAGGGCGGTATAACTTACGTAAATCTGCTGGAAGACATCATGCCTATTCTGGAGGAAAATAATTACACATTTGACTTGCAAGATGAAAGAGAAGCATACAATTTAACATTTGACAAAGTCAACGCAGAGAGTTTCTCACATGTCTCCTGGCCGACAGGACACAACAATGCTGGAGAACCAATTGCATTGCGAGATCATCAAGTTGAAGTGATCAATAATTTTTTAGATAATCCTCAGTGTTTGCAAGAAGTAGCCACAGCCGCTGGTAAAACAATTATTACTGCCGCACTCAGTAAACTGATCGAGCCATATGGTCGAAGCATTGTGATTGTGCCAAACAAATCTTTAGTAACACAGACGCAAGAAGATTATATCAATATGGGACTAGATGTCGGTGTGTACTTTGGCGACAAAAAAGAAATAGGACATACACACACAATAGCCACGTGGCAATCATTGAACATACTAGAAAAGAAAAGACTTAATGCAGAAGATAATCTCATTGAAGAATTTAAAAGAGATGTAGTCTGTGTGATAGTAGATGAAGTACACATGGCCAAGGCAGATGTACTCAGAAGACTGTTAACCAATGTGTATGGATATGTTCCAATTCGTTGGGGACTCACTGGTACAATACCAAAGGCTGAATATGAATTCAAATCGTTGCATGTAAGTTTAGGCAACGTTATCCACAAAGTGTCTGCTGTAGATTTACAAGAAAAAGGCTTACTGGCCAATTTGAACATTGAAGTTATGCAACTGAATGACTTCGTAGAATATAAAAATTACAGAGAAGAACAAACATATCTGGTAACCAAACAATCAAGGATTGATTACATTGGCCGAATGGTTCAGCAAATGTCACAAAGCGGTAACACACTGGTGTTGGTTGATAGAATTAAATCAGGTGAATTGTTAACATCAGCAGTGCCAGGTGCAACATTTGTAAGTGGTTCTATGAAAGCCAATGATAGAAAAGACACCTATGATGAAATCAAAGAAGGTGAAGGCAAAGTTATTGTGGCCACATACGGAGTTGCGGCAGTGGGTATAAACTTGCCACGTATATTCAATCTGGTGCTACTAGAGCCTGGCAAGTCGTTTGTTAGGGTCATACAGAGCATAGGTAGAGGTATACGTAAGGCCAAAGACAAAGACTTTGTACAAATATGGGACATATGCTCTACAGCAAAGTTTTCTAAAAGACACCTTACAGAACGTAAAAAGTTTTATCGTGAAGCAGAGTATCCTTTTACAATAACAAAGGTTGACTATCAATAGATAATCCGCATATAATACAGTAATGCAACTGCTTACTTTAGAAAACGAATCTTACTTGATGGATCGTGTACCCGACAAAGTTGATGAAGACTTGCGTTTTTCAGTCTTAGACAATTCGGATATTACAAATCCAGATTTTTTCTTTGTGCCTTTGATATATCTAGAATCATTTTCTTCTCCTTCTGCTGTACTAGAAATAGGAAAAAACAAAATTCAAATGCCATTAGATTGGCACATACTGTTGGGAGACCCGGAGTGTGGGGATTTGGAAATTGTGCCATTAACATCATTGAATGATAGATCATATCATGCTTTCTGTTTCAATCCACTGTCTGACTCAATGCCAAGATATCAAGAAGTTAGAATCACAAACATATACAACGAAGTTGATTGGTTTTTTCCTAGAGTGAAATCCAACCAATTGATCACAGTGCCGACATCAGCAAAAACTAAACCTGACTGTGCCTTTTTCATAAAAGAAATAAATCGAAACACTGATATGGTTATACTTAATAATTTGTTTCATGCTTAATTTTAAATTTACAAACGCCGGCCCATTAAAAGTAATTGCAGGTCCATGTCAAATTGAATCAAGAGATCATGCGATGAAGATGGCCGAAATCATTGCCAACATTTGTCACGAAGAAGGCATGCGTTGGGTTTTCAAATCATCGTTTGATAAAGCCAACAGATCTTCTGCACAAGGCCCACGCGGAGTAGGAATCAAAGATGGATTAAAAATATTACAAGAAGTAAAAGACCAATTCCAATGCGGAATATTAACAGACATACATCTCCCCAATCAAGCCAAACCTGTAAGTGAAGTGGCTGACATCATACAGATTCCTGCTTTTTTGTGTAGACAAACGGATTTGATTGTGTCAGCATCAAAAACAGGAAAAATTGTAAATGTAAAAAAAGGTCAATTTTTGTCTTACACAGACGTAGACAATATTGTGCAAAAAGTATTAAGCACCGGCAACAAAGAATGTATTATTACAGAACGGGGTACTAGTTTTGGTTATGGCAACTTGGTCGTGGATATGCGTGGGATTGCTTATATGAAACAAAAAGTAAATCCTAAGAGTGCAATCACTACACCTATTGTATTTGATGGCACACACTCCGTGCAACAACCAGGAGGCCTTGGCACATCTTCCGGTGGTGATAGAAGTATGGTAGAACCATTATGTTTGTCTGCTGTGGCTCAAGGTATATCTGCTGTATTTTTAGAAGTTCATAATGATCCTGACAATGCTCCATCAGATGGGCCTAACATGCTGTATCCAGAAGATTTTCAAAAACTAATACACAAATTAAAAATACTAGACGCCACTGTAAAACAGAAGTTATAATAAACATATGGCCGCTAAGTTTCTCGATATAAAAGCAATGATGGGTGCAGTTGACAGACGCGACAAAGCGTGGTACAATAGACTATCAGAAGAGGATAAAAAATTGTATTCGCCATATATGACAATGAGATGGTCAGCATCTGCAGAAGACAAAAGATTGCAGGCAAAAGACCCAGACCTACATCAAAACATACAAGAATATTACGTGCAAGAAGTGAATGAAAAAGTTAACAAGCATCACTGGACTTTATCAAAAAATCATAAAGGATTGTTATGGCAATTAAATGCAATGTGTGGCTCAACCTTTGATCGATTATTTCATCCGTGGATCCCTAGCAAAAAGAAAACCACTACAAAAACCAAAACAAAAGATAAAAAATCAAAAATGCAACAACTACAAGATCTATTTCCAAATGCAAAACAAAAAGATTTAGAAGTGTTAGATGCAACTATGTCTACTAAAGAATTTACAGAGTTAAAATCACAGTATGGAATCGACAAATAAACCAGAGTGTCCTAAGTGTGAATCTTTCTTGAATGATCAAGGAAGATGCAAAAACTGCGAAACATTAGAACTATTTGATTTAGGATTAAAAATATCAAGAAGAATGAAGGCAGAAGCATTAAAGGATCCTGGTAAAGAATTGCTAGACAGAATAGAAGCAAGAAATCCTGAAGCTAGCAGTAAAACTTGATTAACCAAGCAACGGCTGTTAAACTAGATACAATGCCAACATGTCAATACTGTAAAAAATCATTCTCCAAACAAAGTACTCTTGAAGTTCATATGTGTGAGCCAAAAAGACGCTGGAGTCAAAAAGACAACAAAATTCACGTGTTGGCATTTGAAATTTTTAGAAGATTTTATGAAATGAACTTTAGCAATCAAAAACCAAAAACGTTTACTGATTTTGCACAATCACAATACTACAAGGCGTTTGTAAAAACTGCAACATTTATTACTGAAAACACACCCATAGAAATTGGTGCATTTATCGACTGGCTTTGCACATCAAAAATAAGAATAGACTCGTGGGCCAAGCAAGGCACAATAGACTCATATCTAAAACATTTAATTCGCACAGAACCGGTACCACAAGCACTCAACAGAACTATAATGACCATGGGTGCATGGGCAGAACAAGAAGATGCAAGGCTTGAAGATTTTTTTAAATATGTAAATTTAAACAGAGTGTGTCAAATGATTGTGAATGGTAGAATATCTCCGTGGGTATTGTTGAATTGTGAAACAGGCAAAGACTTGATAAGTGTGATGCATGATGATCATATAAAAATGATATTTGAAATAATTGATCCAGAGTGGTGGAAGAGAACGTTTAAAAAAAGAGATGAAGATCTTGACTTTGTGAGAAACACATTGAGAGAGGCAGGTATAGAATAAATGCCAGACATAGATATTGACTTTGCTGATAGACAAAAAATATTAGATCAGTTGCCTCATGTCAAAGCAACCATTAATGATCACAAAGGCATCAAGTCACATAACACAGGTGTATATTTTACGGATGCTCCTTCGATTCCTGGCACCAACCAATGCTCATTAGATTATCAAGTAGCAGATGAACTTGGTTACTTTAAATTAGACTTGCTTAATGTAAACATGTACTCGCAGGTCAAATCAAGAAGTCATTTGCAAGAACTGTTTGACAAAGAACCACCATGGCACAAATTACAAAACAAAGAGTTTGTTGATCAATTGTTTCATTTGAATAATCATTATGATGTGGTTGCAAAATTACAGCCTGGTAACTTAGAACAACTTGCGGCCTGCTTGGCTATTATTCGCCCAGCCAAAAGATATCTACTGAACATGACTTGGGAAGAAATATTACAAAAGGTATGGGATAAGCCTACTGATGGTCAATATTTTTTTAAGAAAGCACATGCTTTTTCCTATGCAGGCGCAGTTGCAGTGCATATGAACTTAATTGACTCTACGAATTAGTTGGACAGTTTTTCTACGTATTCTTTTAGAAGAAGTAAGATCGCTCAGTTGCACAATTGGCCCAAATACTATTGTGCTTTCTTTTAGAGCAAATGAAACCAAGTAGGGTCTAAACACACTGAAACTGTCGCCAATGAATATGTTAATAGGCAGTTTCCTGTTTGATTCCCACCACCAAGTTTTACCGTTTTCCAAAAATAGTGTGCGTAACTGGTGTGGTATAGCATCATAATTGTAAATGCTGATTACTTTTGGATCACAGTTTTGACAGATGCCCAAATACTCTTCTTTGCCCACCTTAATAAGTGTGAGAAAAGGGTGATTCGATTGAATATTTTCTAGATCAACAGTCATTTGTTGTAGTTACCATTATGTTTTCGTCATCGTTGGTATAATGGTTATATAAATATTTAAAATGCTATGCAGTATCAAACAGGATATAACCTTACAAATCTTATAGATGTGTTTGTTCACACCTCGGGTACTGAGAGAAGAGTCGAAAAAGTGTACGAAAGAACAATAAAATTATATAGAGAATTTGACAACAAGTTCACTGTGGTTGTTAAAAATCAAGATCAAAAGAAACAGTTTGTAGATGGTGCTTCATGCGAACTACAAATATCAGATGAAGACGATAATCTTGTGATTACAGTTGTGGGTGTTGTGTCAGATGACGGTAGCACTGTTGCTACTAAAGGACAGATAGAATTCACTATATCAGAATCTAACATGCTGAAGTTGGATGGTCGTTACTATCATGGTGTACTAAGATTCACTGATACTGATTCAACTGTAAAGCCACTGTATGCTGACACAAGATATGGCGCGGCATTGAACTTTGAAGTGATGACTGATGCTAGTCCTGAGTTCACCGAATCTAAACTTATAACAGAATTTTCTTTTGTAGGCGATGAGCATGTGTCAACAACCATAGATGCAGAACCAAATAAAAATTCAAACTCAGCGTTGCACACTGCTGTGTATTATCTTACAAACTTCACAGGTTCGATCAAAGTCATGGGCACCATGACTGACGGTGCGTCATATGGCACTGACTCACAACAGTCTGAATTTTTCCAAATAGACAGACAGACCTATGATGATGTAAGCACACCGCAATACGTAAACTTCACTGGTGTCTTTAGACGAGTAGCATTTGTAATTACACTGTCTGATTCCTCAACCATACTAACCGGTGTAGATAAGATCCTGTACAGAGTTTAGTGGCAGTAGACATTTTACATTGGCTAGAGCCTGAGGTTGCTATTCCTTACGACACATGCGATGAAGACTTCTTGTACTCTTGTCGTGTGCCACTAGACATTCTGCATCAATTACAAAAATGCAATAAAAAGATTTTAGCATTGATCGACTTTTGTTGTCGGCCGATACCTAAAGACATTGATTGGCATCAATATGATCTAGTAGTTGGTATTCTGTTTGAAGAACTGTTAAGTCCAACTGACGTACATTCTTTTATCAAATACATGAACACAAAACGATATCCGTTAGCACAGATAGGTTGCATCACTTACAAAAGTTTGAATTACAAAGACATACCAATTAGTTTTCAATTGCAGTTGCCATACGAAGACAGATATCAATACATGTTGGATTTTCAGGTTGATAATCTGCAAGCCAAATATGATTGGTTATGTCTAATGGGGCAGCCTCACCCACATAGAATAAATGTTGTGCAAGACATCAGACAGCATGAAAATATTTTAAAATCATTTGCATCACATCTAGATGAAGATGATCCTGCACTACAAGGAGAGAAACCAATCAGAATAGATCAAGGAAGAAGTCATTGCAAACATCCTAGCAACATTGAATTGTATAATCAATGCCGAGCAGAACTAGTAGTGGAGACTGCATATTGGGATTGTGATTATAGTCCATGGCTTACAGAAAAAACATGGAGAGCTGTGTTATACGGTATGCCGTTTGTGGTTGTTGGACATATGCACACTTTGAAATATCTACACTCGTTGGGTTACAAAACATATTCCGATCTGTGGAGTGAAGATTATGATAATCTAAATGATCAACAAAGATGGCCTGCTATCCTAGAATTGATCAACCGACCACTTGCCATTGATCCGGAAGTTGTAGAACAAATTTTGTTACACAACCTACAAAACTATGTTACAATAACTAACAACATGGAAGCACAAAGAATTCAAACTTTGTGGAACACAATAAAATGATGTATGCATCTGTATTTTTACTATTAATCATAAAACATTGTATCTGCGATTATGGTATTCAAGGAAGGTTTGATCCTAAAGCAAAGAAAGATACATGGCTGTCTTCTAGACTATGGTTACATGGGTTTGATCATGCAGTGGGGACCGCAATGGTTTTTGCTGTGTTCTGTGTGTGGTTATCTTTTGCCATGCCAAATTCCAATGCACTGATGTATCTGTCTATTGTTATTTTTGCTTTCAGTGACCTTGTGATACACAGCATGATTGATTGTGTAAAAAACAAAGTAATACACGGCAACGGATATAACAGCAGTCAAAGAATTTTTTGGTGGATTAACATGTTTGATCAAATTGCACACAATGTAACCTATTTTATTTTCCTATGGTGCTTTGACAAATACTTTTTTTAAGTTATAATAGTTTTATATGTTTCCTGAACTTAAACAGACAGTCGAGTCACATCTGCCTGCTCGTAGAAAGAAAACACCGTCGGGTTGGATATCTTTCAATGCACCGTGCTGTGTTAGTCAAGGAGAGAGTGCTGACACTCGACAAAGGGGCGGAGTCATATATCCAGGCGATGGATCTATAAACTATCACTGTTTTAACTGTGGTTTTAAAGCCAACTACACGCCAGGTAGATATTTGAATACTAGATTCCGTAAACTGCTAGGTTGGCTGAATGTACCAAGCAGTATCATTGGAAAACTCAGTATGCAGGCCATTGCATTGTCACAAGAAGTCAATCCAGAACAAAAGAAATTGGATGATGAAATAAAATTTGACACAATTAGATTACCAACAGATGCTGAACCTATTCGTACTAATCCATATCTTATTGAACGTGGTATTATAGACGTGCCGCATACTCTGTATGAAGCACCCAAGTCCATGAAGAATAGAATAATTGTGCCTATAAAATGGCAAGGCAGATTAATTGGATATGTGGCTAGAGCAATGACAGACATCTCACCCAAATACTTTGCACAAGTACAACCTGGCACACTGTTCAACCTAGACAATCAACACTGGTCTAGAAAATTTGTGATACTGGTAGAAGGTATATTTGATGCTATACAAATAGATGGTGTTGCTATACTAGGGTCTGAAATAGCACACAAACAAAAATTACAAATTGATGCATTGAACAGAAAAGTTATTGTTGTGCCCGATAGAGATCGTGCTGGCACTAAACTTATTGATCAAGCAAGTGAATGGGGATGGTCGGTGTCCATGCCTCCATGGGGACCTGATATAAAAGATGTAAATGATGCTGTGATTAAATACGGGAAGATACTGACCATTCAGGC